AGTTTGATAATTCGTTCATTATATAGTTGTTCCTATATAAATATTCGATATTATTGTTTTACTACTTTCATACCACTACCAGCAGGTTGATTTTGAGCTTCTAATTGTTGTTGCTCTACTTGCTTTCTAGTTGGTGCACCTGGTTGATATTGAATTGTTCCATCCTGCATATTAATTCTTCCTTGAGGGAATTTTTCATCCAATTCATCAATTACTTCTTTTAATTGTAAATTTGTTGATTTGAATTCATCTTCACCAGTTTCCAAAATTTCATCTAATTTAATTAGTTCATCTTGAATTTCTCTTTTTCTAATATAAATTTGTCCAAAGCTACTAATTAAATTATTTAATTTAATATTTAAATTATTTATTTTTTCAATAGAATCTTCTGGTAATTTTTCTATTGCTATTTGAACAGATTGTGTTTGTACACCATTGTTTTCTTCTGTTGTTGGGATGTTATCTAATCCTGCCATAATTTTGATTTTTTATTGTTTATATATATAAGTATATTGTTTTTTTAATTTCTATAAGAATTTTTCCAATTCTTTTATTACCATATCCGATGTTATTGATTTTGTACATTCAAATTGTCTATTAGTTCCTTTGTGGTCTGGGCACCAATTCCAATCCGATGGGTCTAATCGTAATCTATTAAAGCATCCTTCACATTTTCCTTTAGGAGATGCTATTCTTATACAATCTTTCATTTCAGCCCAATCATATGAGAATCCACTAATCAATACAGTAGGAACATTCAAACTCCAACTTAACCAACTCAATCCGCTACCAATACCAATGAATGCTTTTGATTTTAACATTTCATCCATTACCAATTCTAATGGTCCGTTTGGATGCTGGATTATTCCGTTTGGTAATTTATTTCCCATATAATCATCACCCTCCTTAGAAAGTAATTTTACTGTATATCCTTTTTCTTTTAACCAATCAACTACATCCTGCCACCCAGTTGGATTATTCCAAAACTTAGATTGCGCCGTTCCGAATACACCAATACATACCTGTTTAAGATTTGGGTCTATATATGGTTTTCTTTCTTTTAGTTTAGGTCTTACCTCTATGTAATCCAATCCTAAAATATCAGAACACATTTTTTGCATTGTTTGTGTTTTAGGGTCTATTGGATTTTTTAAATTGTTTATGGAACTATCCTCATTATAAAATAAACCAACACAATACATTGCAAACAAATTTTCAACATTAGTTCCAGGATTAACAAATTCTAAGTTTGGATATTGGTCTATAAACATATCATTCATAAATGATGATACTATAACTTTACAATTATGCTTTTTTCTAAATTCCTCTGCATATGGAAACCAAGATAATGAATCACCTAACGCTTTTGAATCTAATGCAATATAAACTCTTTTATTAGTTGCATCATAAACATACTCATACCATAATTTATTGTTTTCATAAATTAAAATCTTCCATTCTACAAAATATTCTATATTACATTTACACCAACAATTATTTCCTATTGTAGATGTAAATTTAACTTGTCCAGTTTTATTATCAATAAACTGAACTTTATATTCAGCTACTTTGCTTCCTTTTATTTCTACCCAAGGACCTCTTACAAAATGAAAATTTATTTTATTTTCAATTGGCTTTATTTCGTTTGTATTCTTTTTTAAATTATCGTATATCATTAACTCCAAGTTTTAACTGTTAAATCCAATAGGGAAAATCCTTCTGCTTGCTTACTATACATTTTATTAGTTGTATAACGAGGTCTTGGGTGATTTGCAAATACATGATTGAACCAAAGGTCACCAACATCCCATCCACAATCTTTAATTCTATCAGCCCACCATTGTTTCTCTCTATTAGGAATTAAATAACAATGTGCTAAGTCTTGATTTGCAGCAGTCTTTGAAAACAATTCATCTACTTTTTGTTTACTTCTTGATGGATTATCTGCAAAACTAATAAATGGTACATTATCTCTTTCTGATAGGAAACATGCCCTATTTACTATTTCAACGAATTCTTCCAAACCAGTATAAATAAATGCATCTGCTTCAAATACTAAAGTGTAATCAAAGTTTTCAGTATCCATAGTTTCCAATGCCATTCTATGTGCTAAGTAACAACCATAGTGTCTACCGGTCATCCAACCTAATCCAGCACCAGGATACAATTCACCTGGCTTATTATCTTTACTTATATGCTCAGGTCTTCTACAATTTTCAGCAGGTGCGAATCCTTCGTATGGTTCGTTTACAATAGGTTTGTAATACATTCCATATTTTTCTAATTGTTTGATAGATTGAATAGATACTCTTTCTCTCATATCATCCGGTCTAGTCAACATATGCTTAATCTGAATACGAGGTTTCTTTCTTGCAAAAGACCTAAATCCTTTATGGAATTGATTGTAGAAAAACTCATCTGCTGCTTGAGTAACTCCACTAAATACACCATAATCATCTCCACTTATAATTCCACCGGGCGTTACTTTATTGTACCAAAGTTTAATATCTTCCATCAAAGATTCATAGGAATGGCCAGCATCTAACATTATAAAATTAATGCTATTATTTTGAAATTGATTTGCTGCATTGTGTGATGTATCTTTAATTATATCAAATGTTGCGTAGTTGTTTGATAAGACTGTATTATCTACAAACTCATAAAATATATCTCCATTAAATGCTCCAACAATATTTTGATGTAATTCTTCATCATCAGTACCTTTCCAAGTATCAACACAAGTAAAATTAATATTCTTTTTAGATTCTCTTATTTTTGTTGCTAAGTAATTTGTAGATTTACCAAACCAAGAACCAACCTCTACAAAATTTGAACCATGCGGAGCGGTTTCAACCATAGCATTATATAATTCCTCATAAGCAAACCAACCAGGTATTTCATTAAATTCAGGATTTAGTTTTTCTAATATAATTCTTTTAGTTAATTTTAAATCATCATTAATATAAGTAACTAATGAATTGTTATCGTAAGTATCTAAGTATGTATGTAATTTTCTAAATATAGAAGGTAGTTTATATGATAATGCTTCTTTAACGGATAATGGATTTAATTCTATCTTAGATGCAAAATAAAACATATCTACTGCAGAATAGAATTTATCAACATCATCACGCTCTCCCCATATCACGCAATTTTCAGGAATATATTTCATAAGAGGTGCCCAATAATTTTCAAAGTTTCCAGCTTGGTTTCCTACAAAATGAAATTTAATTTTATATTTTTCTAATTGTCTTGCTATTGCAAATATTTCACCTTGATTTTTGCCTGGTGCAAATAATCCAACATTTAATACATGCTTATATGTTGGGTCTAATCCTAATTCTTTTTGTGAAGCCTCTTTATCAAAAGTATAATCTTCGATTGGATATTCCCACACATCGGTTTCAATACCAATATCAATAAATCGCTGTCTACTCCATTCTGAAACCAAAACGTATTTATCAGGATGATAATTTATTTCGGATGGTTCGGTCAATGAACCATGCGTAGATGCTATTATAAAATAATTTCTATCTTTTGTAAAAATCTGGTCTAATATAAATGGAGCTAAATCAAATTGTGGAATTTCCTGAAAGTGTATGATATCAGGATTAAATTCTGAAATTACTTTAAGTATTTCGGATTTATCTTCTCCTAATGTATGAACCTTTACTAATGATTTTATTCTATTTTTTTGAACTACAAAAGCATATCCTCCGCTGTTGTTTATTTCAACAACTTGGATATCAAAATCTTTTATAAATTCTTTTACCTGCTTATATAGGTATTGTGGTTGACCTCCCGTAGATAAGTGGGGTGCAACATAAAGTAACTTCTTTTTAGACATATTTTATTAATTGTAACAAATATACAAAATAATTCTCAAACTACCAAATTTATTTTACTCAGCTGATTCGTAATAAACAATACCCTCATTTAGGTCAATTTCTCCCTTTGAGTATGTTTTTTCCAATTCCTTTAAAATATCTGCCATTTCGTTATTGATTTCATCAAAACGAGTTTCCATTACCAATTCAATTTTCTCTAATTTTGATATTTCGTTTTTAAGTTCTCTTTTTTTAAGATTTAATTGTCCAAATTCCATTACTAAATTAGACATTTCTTCTCTTTTTGATTTAATACTATCTAAAACTTCAGTAGATAGAGATTCTTTTAATTGTGCCATAATATATTATTTGTATGTATATATATAAATATATAGTTTTTAAATTTTAGAACTACTAATTTCGTTTTCTAATTTATCTAATTTTTTTGATAATTCTTGAATTGCTTTTAATGCATGTCCTAATAAAGAATCATAATCAACTTGCAATTGAAGACCGTTTGATTCATCCAATACCAACCCATTTAAAGAAGTCTTTTCAACATCTTGTGCAATAACTCCAATTTTTTTATGACCAATTGGTTCACCGGTTTCACAATCTTTAAATTTAAATTTCTTTAAACTCAATTCTTTAATTTTTTCTATACTACCATCTTCTAAAATTTCAATTTCAGTTTTTAATCTTTCATCTGATGGATTTGTTCCATTTGCAACTTTAATTTGTAAGTTTGCGTTATTACTATATCCAACATATGCAAAATATCCACCAGGGCCATTTGGTTCTAATCTAATAAAGTTGTTACTATTAATACGCATTCCGCCACTTGCCGAACCTGCGGCTTGTGTATCATATATAGACATTACAGATCCGGCACTGGCTGCGATATATCCACCCGATGAACCAATAGTAAAGTTTTCAAAACTACCAACCGTAAAATCATTTGCAGCTGAAATAGAATCTCCCCTAAATTCCACACTTGCTCCCATAGTCTTTATGAATGGGTCTCCAACACCACCAGTAGCGTTTCTATCTACTTTAAAAAATGTATTTGTATCTTTTATAATTTGAATACCACCACCAACCATTTCGGTTTTTTCTATCGATGGTACTATGGATGTTCCGTAAAAATATAAAGCATCATTTAAGTATCCACTTACATATTGATAATCATAATATGGTGGTGTAAAAATTTCAATTTGCTCACTTGAATACAGATCTATATACGGTCTTACATAATATGTTGCAGAAGCTGCAGCGGTAAATACTGAATTAAAACTTTCTAATTGAACAGTTCCACCAGTGTTACTATACACTCCATCAGATAGAATAAAAGCCGCATTTTCTTGTGTTGGTGTTGAATTTGTTGAAAATATCAACCCATACCCAATAGCTCCCCAATCACCTCCCAAAGTTACGGTTGGTATAAATCCAGTTCCCCAACTAAATTCGTATGTTCTACCTGCTACCAATGTACACGTCGCAGTGGCAGTAGCTCCGTATTTAGGAGTACCATCCCCTTGAATTGTTCCCAGTGGTACATTGGTGGTTTCAGAAAATACTGCAGTTGCTGCAGTTAAATTTGTCAAAGATGGATTTGAATTTACATCAACTACTAAACTACCACTATAAAATACTTCAAATGCTCCTCTAGTTGAATTTAGTTTAAGTTGTCTGTTACTATCGGCACTTGTATATTGTAATCCAGCTGATGTTATACTCCACCCTCCTATATTTCCTTCAGTTGCGTTTAATACGCCAGATACATCTAACGTAGCACCATTAAAGTAAATATAATTGTTACCAGGCAAAACTGCTTCTCCAAATCTAAGTCTACCACCAGCATCCATATAAAATCCCTGCCCATCAAGTATGTTAGATGCATCGGCACTTCGTATAAATCCAGAAGTTCCAGATGTACCCTCAACACCCATTACCAAACCTCTTGTAATTGTTGCATCTTGTGCAAGTAATACATCGGTTGCTACCGAACTAAATTGTGCACCAAATGATACCCAATTCGCATTTGCACCAGTAGGAGTTCCCCAAGCCGTACCATCTTGACCATTTAATGATGTGTTATTAACTAAATAATAAGTGCTACCAACTCTAACAATATCCTTTCTAGTTGGTGTGTGGAAATAAAGTGTACTAGTTGAAAAGTTTCCTCTGAACGAAACACCAGGGCCCGGACCACCACCAGTTCCAGACGTACCACTTACACCAGAAGTACCACTTGCACCAGACGTACCAGAAGTACCTCCGGCCGCAAACACAGTCCAAGTGTTTGTTGCATTTGGTGGATATCCCGTATCAATGTTTGTATTGTTAGTAGATGTGTGATTAACTGAATTTATATAACTAGAACCATTATAACTTACGGTATCATTAGGATAGTATATTGTTGCAGATGCCCAAGGTCCTCTAAAACTTCCCTCAGGAACGCCCGGTGTAACTTGTCTGATAGAACCAATAATAGTTAATGTATCACCATCCCAAGACATTCCTTTTCCAGAAGTTCCAGTTGTTTTAATTGAAAATCTACCCGTAGTTCCAGAACTTCCATTTTCATAAATTCCTAAGAAAATACCAGGTTTATTATATCCAATCACACCAGTAGTTACAGTTGTACCAGATGTTCCAGCCGTACCAACCGTTGAGTTTTGGCCAATTGCTATATAAGGGTCAGGTCTTCCTCCAGCTAATACAATATTTGCAAACCCACTCGTACCATCTTTAGTACCAACGTTAATTGTATTTTTAACATATGATTCCTCAAATATTGCAATCTTAGCTGCCACAAAGAATTCTTCCTCACCCAAATATTCCCAATACACATTAGTACCATCAGGTGTTGGGTATTTAAAATCTATTTTATTATATCCAGCAGGTGGGGTAGCTCCAGTATAATAACCATCCTGACCAGGAACTATTGTTGGATTATTATATGTGTTAGGCCCACTTCCACTAATTGCTCCGTAGTATTTTGTTGTACCAGGAACAGGACTATAAATTACCGCATCTCTACGAGAATTACTTGTTTGATGAGAACCTATATAATCAGTAAGTGGTGACCATTCTCCTCTCATTACTATACCAGGTCCTACATTACCTTCAAATTGAACTGATAATGATTGAGTTTTGAAAATCGTCTGTCTTCCTTCACAATCTATTTGATATACAATATTTACAAGCGGATTATTTTCAGGATCTGTCCAAGTCGCAATACCAGCAAAAGTAGCTGGAGCTCCACTAACAAATTTGCCTTCATATGGTGCTACAATACCACCCAATGTAACAACGTTGGCTGGAGATACAGAAGAAATACTTACTCTACATTTATCTTTTGATAATCCCGAAACCCCATAAGCATCGGTATCAGTTGCTGGCATTGTTGATGTATTCACTAATTCAGTTGCCCCTCTATAAACTCTTATTACATTTGATGTTGAACCTAAATCAAATTCACCAGATACTCTATATACCGCAGCTGCGTTTTCATTTTCCATCTTAACATCATACGGAGGTGGTGGAGTAAATTGTACAGCTATTGATTGAGTTACAAATTGAGTCTGTCTAGCTAACGGCCTTACCAATGGGTCAGTTGTAGATGAATCTCCTTCAAAATCAACTCTATATACAATTTTTCCAGATGTATTTACAGCTGGAGATTGCCAAGCTGTTATATTTGCAGTTTCTGCAGGATTCCCAGTAAGAATAGTTGGTGAAGTAATCCAATTATCTTTATAAACTATCGATGCTGATGAAAATCCTAATGCTCCAATCGGGTCACCATTATAATCTAAATTTGTATCAAATAAATTTGCTTGCGGTAATGGATGTTGGTTTATTAATTGTTGAGTACCATTAAATGTGGTAATTTTCATACCTGTATTAGAAAATACATAAGGTCCCCATAAATCTGCAGTTATAGAAGTACTTTCATTTGATGCTACTAACTTATATGAATCGGCCCCAGCCTTTACACCAGATATTGTTAATTGAGCTTCAGCTCTATATGGATTTAGTGTTGGGGATACATATGGATTACCATCTGTTATTTTAACTTTGAATGTCTTTATCGTATCAGGACTTATATCATTATAGTTTACCGGTGGTAGTGTAAATGTTACTGGGTTTGAACCAATATCTCCAGCAATTGTTTGTTCACCGGATTCCGAACCATCGGAAGCAATATCAGATATTGTAATAAATACCCTTTCTGCAGATGATGTTGTATTAAATGCTGTTGCGGATAATGCGATTGGCTCTTGAGATGCGGCAGATACTCTACCATTTCTATCATAGTTTACCGTATAAGAAGTTGCTTTAAAATCAATACTACGAGCTTTTGGCGGAGTTACATTCTTTGTAAATGTTTGAGTTCTTGTATAAATTGATGAAGTTGGTAAATGCCCAGCTCCCAATGCATATGGATATACTTGAATTGTATAAAGTGCACTTGCCGAAACATATGGATAATCAAATCTATCATAATTTATTCTTCCCGTCAATCCAGTTTTAGATGAACTCATTGATTGTGAGAAAGAACCGGTCATTATAGAAAACATATCAACACCAACTATTGGTGTTTGAATTGAATTAATAGTGTATGTACCTTTTCTAGCATCTGCATTCGCAAAAGATTCGGTTGTTGTTAATTTTAAAAAATCATCTCCTTCTTTTACTTGTATTGTTGTATTAGCTGCCAAATATCCAGACGGTGTTACAAATCCAACTTCATCAGCAGTTAATGTTGCGTTTGCTGGCGATATTGTTATTTGAATTGGTGGAGCTCCTTCCAATACTTTAGTATAATTAACAACCACACTTGCAGTATAAATTGAAGATGTAAAATATGGATGTATTATCAATGGATATTCAATACTTCCGCTCAAATCTGTCATATTTGATGAAGCACTTACTATTAAAGATGCTGTGTATTGCGTTCCAAATGATGATGTAAAATGTACATTACCAGCAGTAATATTACTATCTATTATAGATGAGGTTGATGCATTTAATATATAAAATGTACCATGCGTTTCCAACTTATTAGATTCAGATGCACTTGAACTAAACGCAAGATATCTAGCACCTTGCTTTAATCTAATATCAGTAATAGATGGTTTATAATCATTTACAATACCTCTTGAATTTGCTCCAAGTGTAATTGCTATTGGATTTACTTCAAATACAATACTCTCATCTCCAGGTTTACCTTCAGGAACAATTGTGAATGTTTTATCTAAACTAACAGATGCCGATGTCCAAGGTTCAGTATATGTAAATGTTAATGTTAAGTTTTTAGTTTGCGATAATGGACTTCTTACATATAATGATTCAGGTCCCTCTGGTTTTTGTGATGGTATTGTAATTTTATTTTCATCCTTTGCAACAACTGTTATTGTTGGATTTAAACTTTGAGTATGATAATACATCCAATATTCAGGAACCCAATCTTTGTTTATTGACATAGATGGATAAATCTGAAATGATGCCGTTACCGATTCAATTTCAGCTGCTGCCGTTCCTCTCTTTGCAAAAGATGCCGTAGCAAATCCAAATGAAGGTCTGAATGTAGTTTCAGTTCTGGGATTTATTGTGAATGAATCTGCGTTATATGTTACAATACCACTATCCAATCCATCTTGTAAATCTTCTAATATAATAGATGCCACCACCGAACCAGATGTATTAAACGCCCAATCCGATGCAGCTGATTGAGATGAAATCAAATATATCGTTCTTCTAAAATCAATTGAATCTCTATTAAAAACTGCATTGTAATTTATCTCACCACTACCCAATGAACCAGAATTCAATCCGTATATATAACTACTTGATAATGCATATTCTAAGTTTACAAATTTTTCACGAAATCCAGTTGCAGAAGAACCCGTTACTAAAATATGTAGTTGCTTATCGGGCCAACCCTTCTCAGGCTTAGTTGTACTACTAAGTTCAATATCATTTACACCATCAATTCTTACCGCTTGAATTTCTAAAGATGCGGTACTACTATTTCTAATTTGAGTTCCTCTATAAGGTCTAATAATATGATTAACTCCACCAAATCCATCCAATACTTTAGTGAATATTACTGTATCGGTAAATCCTTCAACTTCTCCTGTAATTTTTACAAGTTGTACTAACTTATCACCCCTAGAACCAGTAAAATTTCCAACAGTCATTGTTGGTGTATCGGATGTAATATCACTAAGTAATCCCGGATATCTTTGTCCTGTAAATGATGCCGTATAGTCTGACCCAAATAACTCATTACCAAAAAAATCAAAAGATTGAGATGTATATGTTACGGAACCTGTTAGTAAATTTTTAGTAACTGTAAAACCAACAACAGTAGGAGGAACTGGTTGAGAACCAGAATCAAATTGAAATGATAATGACCTAGGACTAAATACCAATCCTTTTCTTAACTCTTGTAAATTTCCACCATTAAATGTTTTAGTTTCTTCAACCAAAACAGGAATATAATTGTTATTTATATCATAAAATTGAAATCTATATACAAATGTTTCTACCGGCAAAATTCTAGGAACAGATTGTACGAATGTAACTTCGTCTGGTGAAAATGATGTTTCTTGTGATGCTTTTAAACTAACATCAGCTATATGCCAATCAGTTCCTCTTACATCAAAATATAATTTAGCATTATCTATTTGTTCAGCTTTTATATTTTCATTAATATTTTGTTTTTGAAGTAAAGCATTCTGCGTTTCTAAGGTTACTATACTTTGTGTAACTTGAAGTGTAGTTGGTACTCCGTTTATAGTAGTTTGTTTAGAACCACTTAAGTAAGCTTGAATATAATTATCAGTGTTACCTATTGCTTCTTTTCTAACATTAAAATCCAACGTGTATTCACTACCTTCGGTTATATTGAAAGCGTTTTTTGTAAAGAATTTTTGAATTCCAGAGGTACTATTTAATTTTATAGAATCAAATAAAAATGTTTGATTAAATGAAGTTATTAAATTATTAGATGATGTTGCCCAATATTCTTTAAAATTAGTATTGTCAAACAATCCATAGTTTTCTTGATTTTTTGTAGTAGATGCCAAATCAACTAAAATTTCATTTGATTCTAATTGTATTTCTTGAACAAATTGAAAATCAGATAAATCGGTTGTTGATTTTCTAAATATTTTAACTCTAGCAACATCTCCAACAAATGTAGTTAAATCAGTAATATTAATTTTAGCAAAAGAACCAGTCAATGCTGTTTTTAAATTATCAACTCCTTCAGTATAATTAAATACAGCTGTATATGGTTCTGATTCTATACTTGTAACGAATCCGTTTTCAGTATATGGTGGTTGTACTAATATTTCCCTTGAGTTTACTATTTGTGTTACCAAAGGTCTATATGGTACAAGTGGAGCTGCGCTTCCAAGTGGTGAGGTTGTATCTGGTACTAATAGATTTGTTTCTAAATAAGTTCCAATCATAGAACCTGTCCAAAATGAGTTACCAACAGTTTCTAATAGATATGTAGTTGGTGATGTATAATTTGATAATAAAGTACCGGCAATTGGGTTTTGTGCAATACCATTTATAATTCCACTTTGTGTTTTTGGTGTAACTACATTTGAAAATATTGGTTTAACTATTTCAGTAATATTAACTGTAGGTCTTCTGTAAAATCTTACTTTATCTTCATTTACAAGTAATTTATTAATTTTAAATTCTCGTTCCCACTTAACATTATAAATACCAGCCCATTCATCTGGAATTGGTTGTACGATACCATCAGCATCTATGTAAGTTTTTAATTCACCCAATACGGTAATTTTTGCATTACCAATTGGAGTATCTTCATATATGTAAACAGCAATAACTTTTGATAATCCCTCATAATATTCAGGAACACCATCACCAGGTTCGAAATAAATTGGATTACCATCAACATCCAATATTTCTATTTTTATATCCGTACTTTCTTTTAGGTACTCAGAACCTTCTATTAAAAATCCGTTCTTACCACCAGTAAAAGATTCTTTAAATTCAGTAATTCTAAAATACTGAGAATTTGGATTAGAATCTACAACAAATGTCTGATATATTGTTAATGGTTGTGTTAGATTATCTGCGAATTTTTTTATTCTTGCCATATATGATTCCTATTAATTATTAATAAATATTGAGTTTAATATTTATAATTACTAAAAACTAAAGAAAACTAAAGAAAACTAAAGAAACGTTATGAAAAAATACGCAATGATACAAATAGATGCTGAAATACACCAAGCATTAAAAGAATTTTGTAAAGAGAAAGGATATAAGATAAATGGGTTAGTAGAAACCCTTATAAAAGAAAAGGTGCAGTCTTTAAATAAGACCACACCTAAAAATGTATTACCGGTTACTAGAAGTTAATCTTACTAAAACCATCTATTTTTTTAATTTCAATAAGTCCATCCACAATATCTCTCATTTGTTCTAAGTGAGAAATTACCCAAATAAAATCAAATTGAGTTTTAAGATATTGCATCATCATAAATAAGGATGATAGGTTATCTGCATCTAATGTTCCAAACCCTTCATCAATTACTAAGAAGTTAGGTCTAGGTAGGTTGCATATGTTAATTAGAGCCACTCTAATCGCTAATCCCGATATGAACTTCTCCATACCACTACACATCTCTAAAGCCCACTCCTGGTCTTCGTAAACGATTTTAGCGTTAATGTTCTTTCCATCAGTATCCATTGATATTGAGAAGTCCACTACTTGTCCTAATATGTTGTTCACTTCATTTTCAATTGCTGGGAGTGCTTTAGATATTAGTTCATAAGGTACTCCATCTTTCTTAACCGCATCTAAGTAGAATGTATATAATTGGTTTTTAGTTTCCAATTCCTTAACTTCTTCCATCTTAGCTACCATATTATCTATGTAGGTTTTGGTTGCACCTACTTCGGACATTAATTTCAACATAAGTTTGTTCACATCTGAAATTTGTTTTTCTACACCTTGCTTTAATCTACGAACATTTTGGATTTGAATATCTAATGCTTGATTCTTTGTAATCGTTTCTACATTATCATTATATCGTTTAATATCTGCATTTACAGTTTCGTTTTGAGTTTGTAACAATTCAATTTTAGAATCTGCAGTTCTAATATCACCTTCCAATCTTTCTGTAACATTAACTAATCTTTTGTATTCATCGGTATATTCTTTCCATTGTTTGAATTGTTCTTCTACACCTTCCCAAGAATCTAAAGTTTGTTGAATACCCGTACATTGTATAGTTGCATTTTTAACAAATCCTTCCAATTCAGGCAATGCTTCTTTTGCTCTCATTGCATCTTTAACAAATTCATTATCGCAACAAAATTTACAATTTGGGTCATATTCATGCTTATCCAAATGATTAATCTTTTCTTTGGCGGAATCTAATTGTGATTTTACTATTGAATACGCTTTTTCTGCTTCAATTAAAACTTTTTGTTCTCGTTGGTAATTTGAATATACAACTTCTATACCAATTCCGTTTATGGTAACTTTAGAATCAACCATTTCTTTAGCTTCTCTAACCAATTCTTTTGCTTCCGTAAGTTTTTGGGTTTTATCAAACTTAGTATCACCCCAAGTAGTTAATTCACCATCAATCTTTTTAAGTTTACGATTTAGTTCATCAATATCTAAATTACCTTGAATTGGAATAATTTGTTGAGATAATCCTACAATTTGTTCTTCTAAATCAGCTTTACGAGTTTCTAATTCTAACTTCTCAGAATCCAATTCACCATACTCAACTTTCTTTTCGTTTAAGTCGTTTTCTTTTTGGGCTAATTCCGAAGTGAAGTCGGTCTTTCTGAAATTTCTGATAAGTGCATTCACATCTTTGATATCGTTAGTAGCCGTTTCGTACAATTTATCAAATATATCCAAGCCCATAAACTGAGCCATCAAATCTTTCCTTTCGGATTGTGATTTATCAATGAAAAGGGCATTATTAGCTTGTAATGATAGAGCAGTCATTATGAAATCCTCATATCTTCCTACATAGGTTTCAATGACTTGGTTTGTATCTCTACGTTCCGTTCCATTAAGTGATTCTCTACCACTATCTCCCTCTCTCCAAAAGTCTACATCCACTTTTACGTTTTTTCCCTTATTAATAGTTCTTCCCTCTCTACGAATACCATATACAACTCCATCAACGGAGAATTCTAATTGGCAATGGAAATCTGCTTTACGATTATTCATAATAGCAGATGCTTTGTAAGCCCTACTACACTTATCGAATAAACAAAATGAGATTGCATCGAATAGAGATGATTTACCTTGTGCATTTGGTGCGAATAATCCCATCAATCCGTTTATCTTATCGAAGTTGATTACGTTTCTCTCTCCGTATGAGAACATATTACTGAAATCAAACTTAATTGGTTTCCAGCTTATGTTTCTTTGTAGTTCTGATGGTTGTATTCTACTATTAATGTCACGATTGATTTTCTCTATCCCAGCTAAATCCTCCTTTGTCACAAATGGCATCATACGTTCAATATACTCACCTATTAAAGAGTTTTGATGGTTTATATCAGCCACACTATCTACTTCCAACCTTGCTTCTCTATCGTTGGTTTTCTTCTTATTAAAGGTATCCGTTCTAATGATTGTAAAATCCTCTACACCATACTTTGCCGTAATATCAGCCATCATTCTCTTTGTATCTGCGGTATCCGTATTTGTTACCCTCACTCTTAAACGAGGGTATAACGGCATATCAGTTACATCCGGAACAATACCACCATCAACATCTAAAGTATAGTATCCGTAATCGTTTTGGATATCAACTTCCTCATAAGTCATTGTATCTAAATCCCAAACTAAGAATCCGTGCTTGTCAAGCGTTTCACCAAAGTTTTGTTGTACCAAAGAACCGGCATATACCACCTTACATCCGCTTGGTGATATCATCTCTTGTCTTTTATGGATATCTCCTAATAAGGCTAAATCATATCCATCGAATATATCAGTTGTGAAGTGTCTACTACTAACCACATACCCCACATCGGTTGTAGAGTTATCAACAGGTCCGTGAAATAGTGCAATCTTTTTGTTTCCAAATAGAGTGTTTGCTTTAGGCCAATTATCTTTGTTATCAAATATACTAAATACTGCAAAATCAACCCCACCAATGCCATAAACTTGCGTATCTCTTAAATACGTTAGATTTGGTAATTTTAATGCATCAACGATTGGAGTAAGTACATCCATTCTATCCGAATTGTTCATATTACAATCGTGATTGCCAGCGATTACAATTGTAGGACATAATTTGTTACATTCAGTAAACAACCAGCTAATCTCACTAACCAATTCAGGACTCATTTCCAATTTAGCATGAGCGATATCACCAGCTAAGTAGATAATGGAATCTTCCGTTCCTCTTTTTTGTATTTCCTCAAACATTGAGTAAAATACTTGTCTAAACTCTTTGTGTCTTTTGATATTACGAATGTGTATATCCGCAATGTGATAAATTCTCTTTAAGCTCATATATTATTTAGTTTGGATAGAACTAAGTCATCCCATCCAGTTTGTTTTGCTCCCTTTAATAGTTCGTTTACTTTTTTGAATCCCATTTCACCAGCATCTTTATCGGTTGGTATAATGTTACGAACTTTGATTCCGTTCTTTAAAAAGTAATCAGTATGTTTAGTTGAATCTGCAATAGCATCTGAATCTAACATAATAGTTACTTCCTTAACTCCTTTCTCTATAATCTTATTCTTTAATTTACTTAATAAGAACTTACCAAGCAAAGGAATACAATTTCTTTTAATTGAAAATGAATCGAATACACCCTCACACAAAGTAATGGGTTCATTCCAATTTATTTGATTATCAAACACAATTACATCTCTATTAACCGGTGGATTCTTATACTTCATTCGTTCTTCTTTGTAATATGAACGAGCTACGAAGTAATTTAAGTCACCATTCTCATCATACGAAGGTACAATGATTCTGCCAAAGTATAATCCATCAGAACAATATCCGATGTTGTATTTAACGATATCAGCTTGGGTAATTCCTCTTTCTTTAAGGTAATTAATAGCTTGATTGTATTCAGGTTGGAATCCATTTGGTTTGAAGTGTAATTGTTTGAATTCTGATGGTAATTGTAACTTAGCTACATACTCATCTTTCTCAACTAATGTATAATCATCTTCACCATAGATATCTTTTAATCTATTTAGGTCTCTTATATCTACATTGAGTTTACGAAGAAGGGATTGGATACTCCTACCCTTAGAATCACATACCCAGCAGTGCCATCTTTGAGTATCTAAGTTTACTTGAAGTTTTTTCTTATGGTGGTTACAAAATGGACAATGGTGAGCCTGCTCATTTCCCTTTAAGGATGAACCTACACCTAATGTGGTGTCTAAAATGTTAATGACCGTTAGTTTATTCTTCCCAAATAGCATATTATGTATATTCTATACAAATATACAACTTTTTTGGGAATTATCCAAATTAATGATTGGAATTCTTTACATCGTAAAGGAAATCAGCTAAAAACTGCATTTTTGCTGCAATTGGAGCTTTTGGTTGGTTTGCTTCCAACATTCCTTTAAGGTCTACTAAAGATGCAGCTGCTATTTGTAGTGCATCATCTTTTGCGTTTAAATAAGCTTCGGAGATTCCGTACTTGTGTGCGATTTCAGGTATTGTCATAACTTTAATTTATAATATCCCTACGGAAGAATTTTCCCATAAGGTTTTCGTTTATTGCTTGTTCATTGGCCAGTACATCGTAATGAAACTGCCATTTAATTTCGTAATATGATAAGGATTTTTTGGAAAAGCAAAACTGGATAATTTCTCTTTCAAAATCATCAGCTCTACCTTCTTTTACTTCGGATTTAATCCATTCGTTTGATGAATAGTATTTCTCCCAATCGGAAGCACTTCTAACAACTCTCTTTCTAGTCTTGCCCTTAAGGGGCTTCAATCTTCGAACCTGATTTAGGGATTTCTTCCCTATATAAAATCTACCAGTTGGTATGTGTATCATTTTATAGACAAACCCAACTGCACCTTCCGGTGT